CCTTATAACGCAGTTGGTAATATAACAGGTGGTGGAGAAAACATTTATGTTAGTCCAATGATAAGAGGTATATTATGATAAATTATATTTGGAATAAAATTAAAAATATATTTAAACCTGAAAAACAAGATCCACATCTTGTTTTATATGAAGTTGAGCATACACACAAAAATGGTGTTACACATTCTCATAAAGGTGGGGACGTTCCACATAAACATCCAGAACCTTGCAATAAACACATATACTATAGAAAAAGTTGTCCAGTTTGTAGAGAGCTAAGACAAGCAGGGGTTATTTAATGGCTGGATTAAGTGCATCAGGATTAAAAACACAGATTAGAAGTTATACAGAAACAGATTCTAATGTTTTATCAGATAGTGTTTTAGAAAATATAATATTAAATGCACAGTATAGAATATTTAGAGATGTTCCTATTGATGCTGACAGAAAACAACAAACAGGTAATTTAGTTACAGGACAAGAAACAATTAACGCTCCAGCAGGAGCTGTTTTTATAAGAGCTATACAAGTTTATGATTCGACATCAGCTGTGACTGGATCAAATGTTTTTTTAGAAAAAAAAGATATTTCATATCTACAAGAGTACGTTTCATCAACAGCATCTGCTAAAAGAGGGCAACCTAAATACTATGCTATGTTTGGTGGTGCTACAGGAGAATCAGATACCACATCTGGTAGAATGATGTTTGCTCCTGTTCCAGATCAAACTTATAAATTTAGAGTTCACTACAATGCTGCACCAGTTTTATTAGAAAATAATGACACTAATTACATTAGTCTTAACTTTCCAAATGGGCTTTTATATTGCTGTCTATCAGAAGCGTATGGCTTTTTAAAAGGTCCAATTGATATGTTGACACTATATGAAAATAAGTATAAACAAGAGGTACAGAAGTTTGCTAACGAGCAAGTTGGTAGAAGACGAAGAGACGACTACACTGATGGCGCTGTTCGTATACCGGTAAACTCAGCAAACCCATAGGAGAAAAATTATGGCAATAACATCGGCAATTTGTACAAGTTTTAAACAAGAACTTTTAGTTGGCACACACAACTTTACAGCTACAAGTGGAAACACTTTCAAGATAGCTTTATACACAAGTTCTGCATCTTTAGGTGCTGGAACTACAGCTTATTCAACATCAAACGAAATTACAAACTCATCTGGAACTGCATACACTGCAGGTGGGGCAACTCTTACAAGTGTAACGCCGACAACTTCTGGAACAACTGCATTTTGTGATTTTGCAGACGTAAGTTTTTCATCAGCTTCTTTTACAGCTAATGGTGCGTTAATATACAATGACACACAATCTGATAAAGCTGTTGCAGTTATAGCATTTGGTGGTGATAAAACTGTAACAAGTGGAACTTTTACTATTCAGTTTCCAACAGCAGACGCAACCGACGCAATCATTAGATTAGCATAAGGAGGCCTTCCTTATGGCATCAACCTGGGGCACAAATTCTTGGGGTGACAACTCCTGGGGTAGTAATTTATTAACAATAATACCAACAGGTCAATCTATAACATCCAATGTGGGAACAGTGGAAGCTTTTCCTTTTACAGGATGGGGTAGACAACAATACGGAAACTCTGGTTGGGGAGTTGAATATTCTGTTGCTCCATCTGGTGTATCCATAACATCAAATTTAGGAACAGTAACAGCTGCTCAATTTATAACACCAGAATTAACAGGACTTTCTATAACATCCTCTGTTGGATCTATAACACCTGCAGATGTAATTGGTGTATCTGGTCGATCAATAACTTCTACACTAGGTAGTCTCGCAAGTGTTGGAACGTTAGTTGGTTGGGGTAGAAATGGTTGGGGCGAAGAGCCTTATGGAGACTCTGTTAACAAAGTTGTAGTTCTCGCTTTAGGATCACAGATAACATCAGGTGTAGGATCAATTAGTCCTGCAGATGTGATGGGATTAACAGGAGTTTCTTTAACTTCTAGTGTTGGATCTCCTACAATAATAGGTAATGTTTCTTTTAGCTTAACAGGAGTTTCTGCCACAGCTAGTCTAGGTTCTGTTGAAATTGAAAGTAGTCCACTTGTAACTCCAACAGGAGTTTCTGCAACGGCCTCTGTAGGATCTATAACACCTGCAGATGTCATGGGTCTAACGGGAGTTTCTGCCACAGCATCAGTTGGTAGTATTGAAATTAATTCAAGTCCAATTATAATTCCAACAGGTTTTTCAATAACATCATCAGTAGGATCTATAACACCTGCTGATGTCATGGGTCTAACAGGAGTTTCTGCAACATTTAATGTAGGATCAATAGCACCTGCTGACGTAGTTGGTTTATCTAGTCAATCAATAACTGTATCTGTCGCTGAATTTGGAACTGCAACTGGCTTTGGAATTCAAGGATATTCTAACGTTGACACTGGTTCAAATTCATCGTATACAAATGTTGCAACTGGATCAAATACAAGTTATAGTGACGCTGCATAGGAGAAAAAAATATGGCATCAAGTTATTCATCTGATTTAAAGATAGAACTAATGGCTACCGGTGAAAACGCTGGTACATGGGGAACAAAAACAAACACAAATTTAAACCTGGTACAACAAGCGGTTGCAGGTTATGAAGAAATTGCTGTAGCGTCATCTGACGTTGCACTTGCTATGTCTGATGGAACAATCTCTAATGCTAGAAATGCTACGATAAAATTAACTGGAACTTTGGCGGCTAATAGAACAGTTACATGTCCAGATAGCATTGAAAAAGTTTACAATATTATAGATGGAACTGATCACGCAGGTTATACATTAACTTTTAAAACTGCGTCTGGTTCAGGTGTACTTTTATGTGAAGGAAATTGTTATGTTCTTTACGCTGATGGAACAAATGTTGTTAAAGCAAATGAATACAGAAAATGGAGAACCGTTTCAGCGGCTGAAACAGTTCAAGCAGGTGCAAAATTATTTGTAGAAACAAATGGTGGAGCTGTAACAATTACATTACCTGCATCACCTGCAATTGGTGATGAGGTGCATTTTGTAGATTCAAGATATACTTTTGACACTAACGCGTTGACTGTTGGTAGAAATAGTTCTAAAATAGCAAATGCATCCTCGGACTTAGTAGTAAATACTGAAGGTGCAGCTTTTGGATTAGTTTATTCTGGTTCAAACGTAGGATGGACTTACACGGAGAAATAATATGTCAAATTACGAAGCAACAAAATACGACTTTACAGGATCAAACCTTACAGGTATCGAAGGTACGGCTACAGGAACTATTCTTCCATGGTCCTCTTCTTCAGTGCCAACAGGATTTTTAGAGTGTGATGGAGCAGCTGTATCAAGATCAACTTACTCTGATTTGTTTGGAGTTATAAGCACAACTTATGGAGTTGGAGATGGTTCTTCAACTTTTAATTTACCAAATTTAGCTGATAACGTCCCTATGGGTAAATCTGGAACTAAAGCTTTAGCGTCAACAGGTGGAGCAAATACAGTAGCTGCTTCAGGTACAGTAGGTGGATCAACAGCAAATGCTACTTTATCAACAGCTCAACTAGCCTCTCACGGACACAGCATGACTGGTCCTAATGATATTACTTCTAATACTCCTGTTCAAATTAGGGGGTGCCAAGGAGGCGGTAGTAGAACTTTTAACACTAACAATGCAGGTAGTGGTCAAGGACACTCTCACAATATGAGTGCTACTTTTAGTGGAACTGCTACTTCAGTTATACAACCTTATTTAACACTACTTTATATAATAAAAACTTAGGAGGAATTATGGCAACAAATTCAAATTGGACAGTGGTATTCGAAGATAAATCAATAATTAAAAATTATGATGAATTTGCTGATCCAAATGATGGTAGAGGATATATAATTGATGATGAAGCTTTTTGGGCAGACTCTGTTTTTTCAAATATCTGGGCTATTCAAGCAGGAGCTGATAATCCTTCTGATGAAGTAGAACACAGAGACGACACCCCTCATTGTTCTTTAGCTGATGAAGGAATTGATATTCAACAATTTATTGATAAATGGGATGCAGCTCATTTAGTTCAATTACAAGAAGATTGGGATGCAGATTCTAGAGAAGAATCTGAAAAAGGTCCAAGACCTACATCTTATTCATCTTAATCTAAACACATATATTATATTTAAAAGTTAAAACCATTCTTAGATCATTTACGTCTCGTCTAACTTCTCTAGCACAATGTTCTATACTTCCATTAAAAACTATTATTCTTCCAGGTTTTGGAAGAATACTTTTTAATATATCTTGATTATTATTATCATAAAAAACAGTTTCTCCTGCGAAGTTAAAATTCCAAAAATTATTTAAATAGTACATAACTGTAACACCACCCTTTGAATTTAAATCGTCATAATAATCTACATGCGATTCATGAACAGTTCCATAAGGATTAGCACTAGCGTATGTTCTTTCTGGTTTTAATAAATCAAATATATGCATGTCTTTTAATATGCTCTCAGTTTGTTTTTTTAATTTTTTTTCTATTTTATTTTTAAATCTTAATTTGTAATTAAATTTTCTCCATTTATTGTTATCTTTACCTGAACCTATAAATTTCCAAGACACCAGATCCCTAAAATAAAAATAATTTGTATCAATTTCTTGTTTATCTATGTAGTCATCAAAAATTAAAATCATGTCATGATCTAACTTATTAGCAAGAGAAATTATTCTTGTATTTTTATTTTGATTTCTGTCATTATTGTATTGATAAACTAAGGACTCAGCTTTAGATCCTATTAAATTTTTAATAATAGATCTGTCTGTTTCTATTTTTTGTGTAAAACTTTCATTACCGTAAATAGAATGAAATAAACCTGCATAACATATATCTTCATTACATTTCCATTTTCTAAGTTTATCATAAACATTTATTAAATGTTGAAAAAGATTTTTATTATAATGTGGAACTTCTTGAGTTTTTTTAGAAATTAAATAATTAATACATTTAATATATTTATTCACCGTAACATCATCCATGAAGTTAAGATATATTTTTTACCTGATAAAGGTGGATTTCCTCTGTGTAGATAAGGAAAAGCAGCTGGCCAGATAACTATTCTACCTGTTTTAGATTGCACTCTCTTTGAGAAATGAAGAAACTCTGTTTCTCCACCTTCATCAACATCGTTTAAATAAATACTAAAAACAAAAGCTCTAGGTTCATTATCAAATCCTTTACCATGTTCAAGATGCCAAACATGATACCCCTCTGTTGGCAAAGTTTTTTGAATTTTTAAAGAAGTAAAATAAAAAGGAAGTCCTGAGTAAGCGTCTTGAGCTCCTACATTTTTAGAGTAGTGATTCCATGCTAAATCAAAATTTACCATCATAGGTTTTAAAGTTTCCCACCAAACATTTACATTTCCTGCACCTGCAAAAAATTGTTGATCTTGTTTTTGTAGAATAGATGCTTTTTCTCCACTTATTCTATTAACTGTATTATTAAATTTGTTTTGATTTTCATACAAATTAATAGCGTCATCACACATTTCTTTTGTAATGTAGTTATCATAAATACCTATAAAATTTGTTATGTTAACTGTTTTCTCGTTCATATTTTTTCTTTTCTAAAAAGTATAATTCTCTTTCTTTTTTCCAATCAGTTCTTTCAATTATGTTCATGACAATACAATATCTTTTAGTATCTTCAAGATTAACATCAACATAATGTTGTATACAAGGTGGAAAAAAATAATAATCTCCGGGTTTAGGAGTTATTTTTATATTTAGTTCTGGTAAACACAAAGGCATTCCTTCTGTTAAATATAAAATACAGTGATAAGAATTATGTTCATGAAGTTTAATATAATCATTTTTACCTAATTCATTTCCCCAACAATTCAGGATTGTTTTCTTTTCATAAAAATATCTAAATAGTTTTTCATTAGATAATTGATGTTTGTTTATACAATAGTTAATAAATTTTGTAGTTAGGGGATGATCGTTAAAAACAAACCAATCTGTTTTTTTCCCTTTTACATTTGATGCGTATCCTTCTTCCTCAATTAAATTTTTTTTAATTTCTATAGTAAAATTGTGTATGTCTTCTACATAAGGATAGTTTCCAAATGTTATTAAAATATTTCTAGGATATGTAATACATATACTTTGACTGTGTGATAATCTTGGATCTTTGTCTAGAAATTCTACCATTTTCCGTCTTTCATTCTGTAAAAAACTAATATATAGACTACTATATGCTACAAAAGATAGGATTTCAACCAGGAATTAATAAACAAATAACACCCACAGGAGCCGAGGGTCAGTGGGTTGATTGTGATAATGTTAGATTTAGATATGGCACACCTGAAAAAATAGGTGGTTGGAACCAATTAGGAACTCAAAATGAAAATGAATTGACAGGAGCTGGAAGAGGTCTTCATCATTTTATTAATAGTTTAGGTAGAAGATATGCTATTATAGGAACTAACAGAATATTATACGCTTATTCTGGAGGTGTGTTTTATGATATACACCCTATTCAATCTACAACAACGCTTACAAGTGCGTTTAGCACGACTAATGGATCACCTACTGTAACTATAACTTTTTCTGGAGCACATAGTATGGCTCCTGGAGATATCATTCTTTTAGATAATTTTACCACAATAACTAATTCTAATTATAGCGCGTCTGATTTTGATGATAAAAAATTTATGGTTGCTACAACACCAACAAATACTACTCTTACAATTACAATGCCTTCTAATGAAAGTGGATCTGGTGCAACTACATCTGGAGGAATTAGAGTTCAAAAATATTATACTGTTGGTCCAGCTGTTCAAGCAAAAGGTTTTGGATGGGGATTAGGGTCCTGGGGAGGTGAGGACAGTGGAGCAATTACTACAACTTTAAATGGAGCTTTGTTAGATGATGCTAACGGCACAGGAGGGTCCGGGACTTCTATTACATTAACAAGTACAACTAACTTTCCTGATTCAGGTACAAATTTTATTCAAGTAGGTAACGAAGAAATATCTTATACAGGTGTCTCTGGTAATGATTTAACTGGTATAACTAGAGCAGTTAGAAATTCTACGAGGTCTGGACACTCTAGTGGTGCAACGGTAACCAACTCATCGGATTATGTTGCATGGGGTGAAGCAGCATCTGGTGACTTGGTATTGGAGCCAGGGATGTGGTCACTAGATAATTTTGGCGATAAAGCAATTTGTTTAATTCACGATGGTGCATGTTTTCAATGGGATTCAAGTTTAACAACTGCTACAGATACAAGAGCAACAATTATATCTGGTGCACCAACAGCGTCACGTCATATGTTAGTATCAACACCGGATAGACACTTGGTATTCTTTGGAACAGAAACAACTATCGGAGACACATCTACACAGGATGACATGTTTATCAGATTCTCTGATCAGGAGGATATTAATACCTATACACCTACAGCAACTAATACAGCTGGTACACAAAGACTGGCTGACGGATCACAGATTAGAGGAGCTATTAGAGGTCGTGACGCAATTTATATTTGGACTGACACAGCATTATTCACACAACGTTTTGTTGGTCAACCTTTTACGTTTGCGTTTGCACAAGTTGGAACTAACTGTGGATTAACAGGACAG